TTTAAGCCGAGCATTTTTTGGCAGAATTGAATGAAGTTTTCTGGGATTTCTGTTTCTTTGGCTTTCTGTTGTTCGAGCCAGTCGTTTTCAAGTTGTTTGGCTTTGTTCAGAATCCCCTTTAGCTTCACGGGTCATGCGCTCCAAATTTTCAAAATATTCTAAAGCCTTAGCCTCGTCGAAGCTTTCGGAAATGCTGTTCATGACTTGTCCGAGGTAGCCCATGATGCGAACCCAAATCTGAACCTGCTTAGGCTTCGTCTGAGGGTCAGTCGCGGCTTTCTTGGCAATGTCAAACATGGCTTCCAGTTCAGTAAGTAATTTGTGCCTAAGCTCCTGAGTGTCCTTCTTCACTTGATTCTTTACGCTTCGAGCCTTGCGGAGAAAACCTCCTAAACGATACCTCCCTATCGTTCCAGCGACCCCCCTACGTTTTTTGCGTTAAGAAAATGCCTGTTATGTTGCCTATCAGAGCAGAGATCACGGCGAAGATTTCGGGGTTCCATGTGCCCAAAACGATCAGGTGCACTGCTTCAAGAACTGTTAGGCATGCGACCATGCCGAGGCTGAAATAAACAGCGTAAAGAAGTTTCTGGCTTGGCGGAATCTCTATTGTTTGCTGTTTGCCTATTGGTCCTTTGCTGGCGATTGTGCGAGTTAACGCTTTCTTAATCAGGCTTCTCATGGTTTACTATCCTCTGTTGTTTTGTGCGTTGTGGGAATCGGCGTCTTCCGCCCATGAGAAAGCTGCTTAGTAGTTGTTTGGCTTCGTTTTCTGGTACGTGTTGTTCTTGAATCACGTGGATGCTTATTGTCCAGCTTAGAGGTATGGCTGTGTAGTCGATGTCGTATAGTCCGTCTGCGTAGCGGAAATTGTTCTGACCAAGAATGATGTGTTTGCTTTTTTCGCCCAATAAGCCGATGAAGATTCCCCAGCTTGCGACAGGGACGTCTATGCCTGATAATCCTCCGCTTAGGCTTTTGCCTATGCTGGCGTCTGTCCATTCGACCTTGACAAGGGCTCCTGGGCGGAGTTCTCTTAACTGTTTCAAAACCTGTTTGTTCATCAAATCATCCTCGGCTGTTTATGTCGGCTCAAGTGGTCGGTCTTTCTGCGTGCTGCGAATAGATAGTCAGCGAGTAATGGCTTCTGACGCCCAAGGTTCAGCGTTATCTCAAGATACTGCTCTTTGGCGTTAACGTAATAGACCGCGTTGAGCACGATCCAGTCTGCGTCTATGTTCTCGTTTGGCATTGTGATGTGGATCTTGTCACCCGGCAGAATGGGAGTCGTTCCATAGTCTATGACGCGGGAGACAAGCGTTATGTATTCAATCGGGTCCTTAAAGTAGGCAAGCAGAGCTTTGGCGCGTAACTCACATTCATTGTTGCTGAAGAGTTCCTCATCATGTTCAGCCTTTTCTCGTTTGCCGTAGGCTGTTTGGCTGGCTGCGTCTTCCTCTGTGTGTTTGAAGAAGGCTCCGTTGAAGTTGACGCCGTCGATGTAGAAGTCGTCTGCTGCGCTTCCGTAAGTCCAAAACTTGACTGCTGCAACTCTTGACCAGTCAAAGCCCGATTGGACAGCCCATTCATTGGCATTGGCTTGGTTGCATGGAATGTGTTTCTGTTCAAACTGTTCTTTGACAGCGGTCATGTATTTGAAGGCGAATTTTCCAGAGTAATCATACAAGAGAAGGTTGAGGCTTGCGGTTCGACTTGGTCCCAGATAGATGCCAAAGTCAAGGAAAGTGAATCCTGTGCAGTCAGCTTCTTGTGGAAGGTTCAGCAGAAGGATTCCCCAGTTATAGACGCCAGTGCAATTGCATCTGATGCTTCCATTGCCTACGAGCTTTGTTGTTGTCTCAAAGTGGAGCTGGCCTTCAGTTGCCAGCCAATTTCCAAAGATTATGTCTCCTACTGCTCTGTGGTTCTTTGAGTAGACTGTGTCTGCTGCGTTGTCCGTGAGTGTGTAGTGCCTTATGGTTACGTCTTTGCCTACATCTCCGATGATGCGGTTTGCACCTGTGAGAACATGCTGCTTCATTTGATACTCAGTGTTGTTGAAAGCTTGGTCAGTGACTATGACGGTTTCAGGTCCGCCTTCCTTCTGATAGGTGATCTTGTATTTGCCCGAGCCCGCGCTCATCTTGCATTGTAATTCAACGGTGTCAATGATGATTTTGGCTATTGGGCTGGGGTCATACGTGACTTGTCCCACGAGTTGATAGGCAGTGTTAGTATGTGCGTCTTCTGCGTCGTCATTCATGAGCCAGTCGGCTTGTCCGTCTGACCAGCCATCGCCATCGGTTGGCAGCCTGTAGTTTTGGGCGCCATAGACCGTGATCTTGTTTCTGACGCTGTGAATGTCCTTGTCATACTCCATGCTCTCTATGAGTTCATTGAGACTAACGGGGCTTGTCTTTGTGCCACGCTGGAAAAACTCAAACTTACCATCAGGAGCCACTCTGAAGTCGTAGCCAATGACGCCTGACTTGTCTGCGCTACCAGCTATGAATTGCAGAATATCCATCACTGGAGTGTCTTCATACTTTAGCAGTTGATAAGTCGTGTCAGTATCCTCTACAAGCTCGATTCCGCCTCTGTTGTGGCTTAGGCCAGCGTACGTGTCCATGAGGTCTTTGACTATTGCTTCTCCTTTCTGACTGATGTAGGTTTTAGTGACGAGAGCGCGGAAGAGCCGTTCATCCCAGCCACGCCCAGAAACCTTAACATAATGCGAAACCGCATCAGACATGAATTTGACTTCTTCAACCTTGCACGTGATCAGCTGCGGACAATTATTTCCTCTGCCTAAGTCAATGTGTCCGTCAACGCCTACGCTTATGGCATTAGTTTCGCCTGGAGAATATTTCTTGTCCCAGTTTTGCAGAAGAACCTCAAATCTGCTGGCTTCCTGAGTGCATGCCAACGTGATTCTCGCTTCTAAAACGTCACCTTGAGGAGGTGCAATTGAGCCGAAGGCAAGCGCCATTTTTGGGATGTCTACGCTCATCGCTTAATCTCCTTTGGCGTAGATGTCTTCTTCGCCTTTTCTGAGGATGTTGCGTCCTGTGTATGTTGATGGTGCTTGCATGGCGCTGGTTGCTTCGTTGAATTGGTTGACGCTTGCAGTGGCTGCGTTCATTTGGCTGGTGAAATACCACATGGCTGCGGCTGCTGCAACTATAACCGCGATGCCGACACCTGTTAAAGCCAGAAACGTAGCGTAGCTAATGTTTAATGCATTTTGAGCAGCGGTGGCGATCCAGCAGGCAGCAGCATAGACTTTCTGGGCTACGGCTACGCCCCAGCTTGTTCTCATGAACATGCCCATGACTGAGATGACCATCATAGCTGAGTTGAAGACTCGAGCTTGTTCGTCGTTTAGGATGCCGAATTGGTGTGCTATGTGTCCGATTGCTGTGGCTGTTGCTCCTAAGCCTGCGATGGCTGTGCCGAGGCTTTTTATGCGCACGCTTAACGCTTCAGCGTCCGATTGGATTCTTGAGAATTCGTGGCTTGCGTGGTTGACTGCTGTTATGGTGACGGCGATTTCTCTGAAGCTTATGGTAGTCCAGCCTCCGTTTTTGCTGCGTCTAAAGCCTCGAGGATTATTTGTTCAAGTTCTGGCAGGTGTTCTTGGATTGCTGGGTAGAAGTAGGGGTGTGCCTGCATGTGTCTTGTGCCCAGTTCCACGAATAATGCGTATGTGGCTTCTGCACCGATTTCGGCTACCCAATCTTGAATCTTGGCGTAAATGGAACTTCGCAAATGGCCTGTTCTGACTGGAGCGAGCTGTTTGGCTAAAGCTTTGACGTCTGCAGCCCAGCTTGCCAACTGTCGATACACATGCCTCTGCATGCCCGTGTCAAACGTTTGCATGGCAACTTTGAACTCGTAAATGCCTTCAATGTCGCATGTTATTTCGACCGCCATTTTGTCTCCCTTTCTGCTTTTTGTCGTTCTTCCTCCGTTTGCTTGTCCATTTCATTCAGAATCATGATGAATTGCTGGATGGTTTTTGCTGGCTGTCTTCTGAGCTGGAGCGGTGTCCACCCGAATTCTTTGCAGAGGCGGAATTCAGTGAGTGTTGAGTTTGGCTTTTGTCTGCGGATTGTTCTGATAAAAAAGTGGTTTCTTCTTGTGTGACGCTGTTTAGCTTGTTGACGATTTTGCTGAATAGTTCCCCTAAGCCTATTGGGATTCCATTTTCTTCGTTGAGGAGTTTTTCGAGTGTTATGGGTTTGTGTGGTGGCTGTTCTTTGAGCGAAGCCCATATGGTTTCGGCTTGTATGGCGATGAAGTCGCTGCTCATTACTTGTCCTGTTAACGGGTGGTATTTGGTGTGTTTCTGAATGATTCTGCTACGTTTAGCCCAGCTGATCTCGCTGAAGACGTAGTGTCCGGCGTATTCTTTGCCGAATCTTTCGTCAAGCTCGATTTTTTCTGTTTGCGTTTTGAATCATCTCCATTGTGGCTAATCGGTTTCTGATGGCTGTGTTGACATCTTCAAGCACGATGTCCTGCATCCATTTGGGAAGCTTGAGAATCCTGACTCCGAGCGTTTCCCACATCTTCAGCCACTTCTTTCGCAAGTCCGCCTCTCGACCAAAATTCTCCAAAACTTTGACTTCAACAGTCATTTCAAGCGCCTCCATGTCAGCTGATGTAAACGTCTCTTGAGACGAACGAAGCCTTGAGAGCCACGAGGTCTTCGATTCGTGTTGGCGTGGCTACTTTTTCCCATTTGCAGTACTTGAATAGGGCGCTGGTTGTTCCGCCTAAGCCGAATTTGAGGCTGAATTCACTGTCGTTTATGATGTCGTCGTATTCTTGTTTGCTCTCAAACTCGAAGGTTAACTCGCCCATCAGATTGCGGTGGCGTGCTGGAAGATACTTTAGCAGATGGCCGTCAGTTGAGCGGATGACTGGAATTGCCTTGAGGTTGTTTTCGATTGTGAATTTCCAGTCTGTCACTCTTTCGAGTGCGGTTAAGCCTGAGCCGTCGCCTGCTCCGCGTTGAACGTAGCTTTCATTGTAGGAAACCGCTCCTGAATAATCTGCGTAGGTGGCTCCAGTAATTTTTGCTGTGCCAGTTTCAACAGTTTGTCCGATAAGCTCAACATTGGCTTTTATGATGTCTTCGATGCTGCATTCTACGCTTAGTTTGTGGATTCTGCAACCTTTGTAGAGTAGGCTTATGATGTCGGTTGCTGAAACAAACAAGCCCTTGTAATACAACACTTGGATGCTGAGGCTGTTTAGGGTTTGAGCGTGCTGTATGAAAGTGATTGGTGCCTCGCTTGACAAGACATGTAGAATTCTCAGTGTTGGGTTTCGGAGTCCTTTCTTTAACGCTTGCAAATCTCTGGAGCCTATTCCTCGCAGTTTGATTAGGCTTGGGTCTAAGGCTGGTTCGATGTCTTCGCTGCCTATGCCGAGCATTGATGGGTTTGTTGGCGTTTGCCCATAGGTTGATTCTTCAACGAAGTAGGCACGACATTCCTGTGCTCCGTATGTTTCGGGCATTCTTAGAATACTCCCCCTATGTCTTCAAAACACCATGATTTGAGGGTGAATTCGGTTCTGTAAATGAAGGGCTTAACGTCAACGCGGTCTGCATCTCGAAAATTAACAATATCCAGATACGTTATGCCGTTAACCGTGATTGCGCAGCTCACGTAATCGCAATACAAGATGGCTGGTGTTGACCCATCACTTGGGTTAGTTGTTCTTGCAATCAGCCAGACGTATCCATCACTGTCAATGTAGTCTGCCAAGTTTGAAGTCAATGTGATGGTTATTGTTTCGTCTGCTCCGCCTGTTCCAGATTGAGCGTTTTGCCATGCGCCAACCACATGGTTCCAGACTTCTATGGTTACACCGTTTCCAGCGGGAGCAGAGCTGTATCCTTCAAACGTCAAAACAATCCTCTTGACAGTGTTTTCTCGGCTCTCGATTTTGAAGCGGAAAAGCATCAGGGCATATTCGCTGTTAACGTTGTGAGATTTCGAGTGTCTCTGGTCGTCGCTATACCAGATTTTCTGATACTCTTCATTTGTTAGCTCTGTCCAGCTTGCGTGTTCTGGCGCAGGTTCTGTTGAGGCTCCTGCTTGGAAAGCCTTGTGTGGGTCGCCTTCAGGATAGCCTAATCCAGCAAAGTTGTATTCTGTCGTGTTGGGTTTGTTGCGGTTTTGTCTCACGATGCGGTTTACTTCTTCGACCATTTTGTTTCGCATTAGCTTGCCGTTGTCTGATGTTGCTGGCTTGTCGGTAGCCCAAACGTTGACTCGTAGGCTGCCTAATCGTCTGCGGATGCGTCCTGACATTTCGATTTTTGTCTCTCTGCTTTCTGCTAAGCCAACCGTGATTTGTCCGTCATGGTTTTTGAAGAGTTCTCGGTCGTACCATTCTCGGCTTACGTGTATGCTTGCGATTGAATCGTCTTCTTTGATGACTCGGATGTTCTTTTGGATAAGCCTGACGACTGTTGTGGTTGGGTCTTCGAGTTCGCTCATTGTCCGATGAGCCTCCTAAGAGTGGCTTTGAAGTGGGCTGTTTCGCCCCTCCAGTCGAAGGCTTGAATGTCTAAAACTTCGTAATCTACGCCTTTGCGACGTATCTTGTCATGTTGCCTGATTGGAGTGAAAACGTGGATGGTTAGGTAGTCGTTGAGTATGTAGCCTGGTTCTATGAGGATTTCTTCTGCTCTGACTGGCGTTATTATGGCTTTGACGTCTAAGCCTTCGTCATAACTGATTTGGTCTGAGGCTTCTTTGATGGGGTATAGGGTTATGGTTTCTCCGTTTTGGCGGAGTATCTGAGTGAAGCGTGTTGTTGGAGGCTCATAGTTTAGGTATAAGAGCGAAAGCCAGCAGAGGGTTGCCATTGCCTTCTTGTTTTCAACATAGCTGTAGTCTGCATGCTTTACGCCCCAGAACATGAATTGGTCTTGGTGTTTGTCGATGATTTTCATGCTGAATTCGAGGCTGGGCTTGTCGTGATGTTTGCGGATTTTCCAGAGGATTCCGCTTGTGACCGCATCGTAGTAGTCGCAGGCTGAGAATCGGCTAATGACATCTATGTAGCCTGCCCAGCAGATTGCAGGGTTGTAGGCTGGGTATTGGGTGCTCGCTCGGATTGAGTTGATGAAGTTGTAAACCTTTTGGCATGTGAGGCTCCAGCCTTCATAGTCGTATAAGCCGAGCAAGGCGTAGGCGAATGGGTCGTCGTAAATCTCGTTTTCGCTTAGACCGATTCTGTGCCATTCTTCATCTGAAGGGTCATAGTAGAGCCAGAGGTTTTCGAAGCCTTCTCTGAGAAAATTGACCGCTTTAGTCATCATGTTTTGATAGGTGGATGCGTTTGCCGTGTCGTATTCTTCTGCGAGCATCTTCAAGCCAATAAGCCCATAGAGACATTCAACATCCATCTGTAGAAGCCATGCGTCTGCGATTGTGATGGCTCTTGCGAAACCGCCATAGGTCTGCTGATCCTGCATTGTTTTGAGGAAGGTTGCTCCAGCAAGTTTAGCGGAATTGAGATAGTCCGCACCGTTTGCAAGTTCGTAAGCTCTCAAAAGTGATGGGATGACTCGGCAAGCGTCTACGCTGTAATAGTAGGTGCTTGTTTCGTTGCTTTTGAACCCGCCATAAGCCTTCTTAGCTGGGTCTGCGCACTGTTGCGTCAAAATCCAGTCTGCAAGAGAAACAATCTTGTTGTAAATGTCTGTCTGCTTGCTGGCAAACTGTGGGTCGTAATAGGCTTCATGGAGGAAGTCGATGGCGAAGGCTGCGGCAAAGGCTGCTCTCCCCCAAGTCAAATCGGGACCAGAACCAGGAATGACATAAACGTATGGCGCGTAATCCATGACGAATTGACAATAGGCTTCTGGCACAGTTCCCAAGCTTTAAACCCTTCCTACGTAGGTTCCCTTCAAACGCTCAAGCATGCGTTCAAGTTCAGACCGCAAAACATCCAGAGGCGGAGCATTACTTAGCACGGAGATGTTCTGGTCTCCAACAGAGAAGCTTAAGCCAACTGCTGATCCGCCAGTCAGGTAGCATATTAAGTAGATGGCTGCCAGAATTGTTATGAACTCTTTCTCAGCGTCTGCGCAGTTCTGATAGTCGATTTCTTTTCCAAGCTCAAGCTCTAACGTAACCTCAGCACGCTTCAGCATCTTCAAGACTTTGTCGTCTGGAACATCCCCAGAGCTTATGTTTATTACATCGCGAACATCGTCAACAGTTACGCTTGCCAAGACATTCTTTCTCCATTTCTGACTATATAATTGAGAAAGAAGCAAAAATTAAGCAATTTTCACGGGAAAAACACAGATTTCAAATCTGATTTTTGAAATAGATAAATTACGCTACATTCCAAAAAAGAAACCCAAGAGATTGTCCTCGAGTCTTAGAACAAAACCTAAGAATTAATAAGATTGATACTTTTAAATTATCACAACAGCAGGTTGATGCCTAATTGTACAATAAAATCAAAGAGGAAATAGAACAAGACTACTATAAACAGAATTTTGCCAATGAAGGAGCCAGATTTGTCGCATGGTACTTGAGAAATATCCACCTAAGAGACCCGAACCAAACAAGATATGATGTCACAGATGGCGAAGATGACAAGCAGATTGATGCCATAGTGATTGATGACGATACTTCCAGTGTCAGCATAGTACAAGGCAAGTTTATTGGTGCGGAAAAGGTAGATTCTGAGCCTCTTCGCGAAGTCCTCTCATCTTGGCTTCAGCTCAAGAATCTCGTGAAGTTGCAGGAAGTTGCTAACGAAAAACTAAAATGCAGATTGGTGGACCTATCAGCCGCCTTAGATGAAGAATACGAAATATTCTTTGAATTAGTTACAACTGCAACTCTTACTGATGCCGCAAAATCAGACCTCGAAACATTCAGAGAACAGCTTGCTAAAGATGAGGATTTAATGGCTTCGTTAGTTGTTGTTGACAATGATGAGTTGAAAGCGAGATACGAGTCAGCTTTAGGTCGGGAAAAACCCTCTATAAACTATACATTGGTCCTTGAAAAAGGCAACTACATAAACACAACATTAGCGAATACAAGTGTTGTGCTTGCAGCAATACCATTGAAAGAGTGCATAAAGATACCGGGAATAAAAGACGGTAGTTTGTTCAGAAAAAATGTCAGACAATTCATGGGATTGAATAATAAAGTAAACAAAAGCATTAAGTCAACCGTTTACAGCGATAAGCACAGAGACTTTTTCTTTTACCATAACGGTATAACCGCTATTTGCGACAAAATGGAACTGAAGGACAATGTTCTAAGTCTAAAAGGATTATGTGTGGTTAATGGCTGTCAGTCTCTTAACACAATACTGGCATGTAGTGAAAAAGTGAAGCAATTAGAGGAAACATATGTGCTGTTTAGGTTTTATGAGATTCCACAGCGAGATAGAGCAGATCGGATAAGTATTTCCACCAACTTTCAAAGCGCTGTCAAACCAAGAGATTTAAGAAGTAATGACAAGAGCGTATTGAATCTAAAAAGGCTCTTTGAGCAAAGATATCCTCAAGGATACTTCATCACGAAAAGAGCCGAAGAAGCTCCTGCTGATAAGGATAAGAAGTATGTTATTGACCTTGTAGATCTGGGAAAGTATTTGGTTTCATGGCATTCGCAACGACCAAATATAGCGTCAAGTGAGACAAAAATATTTGACAAATACTTTGAACAGCTGTTTAAAAGAGAATACCACCCCGAAGATGCTCAAGCCTTGAATTTTTGGATGCAAGAAATTAGAAAAGGATGGACTCCTGACAACCCCTTCGGTTTGAACCAGTCATTGCTGGCTATGAGGTCATACGCCCCATACCATGTCCTATACACGGTATCTCAATTTTTCGCAATAGCCAGCAGTAATTCCGATAGAGTGCCGCAGCCAAGAACTACGTGGGAGCAAGCTTTGAACAAAGGCATAGCTGAGAAAGTGGTTCAAATGTCCGCTTCTTGTCTCAATGTGGCACTTGAAACAGCGGTAAACGAACAACAGTCTGCCGGAAGAATATTTAGTCCACAAAATTGGATCAAAGCCAAAGGCTGCTTACGTGATATTAAAACAGCGGTCATCACGCAGTTGGCTATGCTTCCCACATTTGGGGGAAAGGAACTAAAGGACGCGTTGACTATTCCGAAGGAGAACTTTGAATACAGATGGGAGGCTGATTAAAAAGGCAAGACTTCCATGAATAAGTAAAAATCATAAATTATCTTATGATCAGTTCTTCGATGATATATGGCATGCATATCAACTTCATTTATTGTTGTTGTTCTTTATAGTAGCTTAGTCCTGCTGTTGCGCCTGTTGTTATGGCGAACCATATGATTGTTGCTGTTATGTTTCCTTGGCTGACTATGTAAGCTAAGCCTACTGAAGCGCCGTTAAGCACAGCAAGTACTGCTGCCAACTTTGGCTTGAATTGGAATCCCACTATTTCACCTCCTCTCCAGTGTCTTGCCACAGTTCCCAGCCGAATTTTGTGGCGTTCTTGCGGAACTCTTCTGAGCGTATGAGCCCTAATTCTGCAGCTTTTATGAGGTCAGCCATAGCAACCTCTGGAGTTTCGGGGCTGCCCCAGTTGAGGCGAACCTGAGCCTCTGCAGGATTGAACTCTGCTTGAGTCAAAAGTACGTCGAAGATGTCTCTTTCGACTTGTCTTTTTATGTAGCGTTGTATTGGGTTTATGAGTAGGTTTTGAAGGTCTAAGGCTGCGTTTGCTGAGGCTTCTGTGAAGCCAGGTGTGCTGAATAAGCGTGGGAGTGGGGTTTCGCAGCCGAGGTAGAATTGGTTTATGATGTGGTCGATGTAGTATTCGAAGCGGGCTCTTGGGTCAAGCATTACTGGTTTTATGTCGCCTTTGCCTCTGTAGAAGAGCCATGCTCCCTCTTCTGGACGGTTTCTTATTGCGGATTCAAACT